GGCGCGGTAGCGCAAGCGCTGGCAGAGTATGCAAACTGTGAGGTCGTCCTCACGCGCGACCTCGGCATGCTGGAATCGGGCAGCTACTACCACAGGTTCATCTGATGCGCGCCCTCACGATCAAGCCATTACTGGTCTTTATCGCGGTGGTAGTGTCCTTGCACTTTGCGTGGGATATCTACCAAGACCTACCAAGTGTGACCGGATTTGTCGATCACACGTTTTCGTGTCATACGGGCGCGGTGCATGGCACCGTCCGTAATCCATTCGTTTGAGGTGAGAGATGAGACAGATAGGTAGAGACGTTGTGCAGGCGTTGAAAGAGCGCCGGTCGTTTCGCAAGGGTAATACGGAGGTCGCACGTGCCGACATATATACGGACGTGTACCTATTCGGCAATCGCATTGCCCGATACTTCGACACGGGGGATTTTGAGATTAATCTCCAGACGTTGCGGGAGTGGCCTACGCCGACTACCGCGTCACGGTTGAATGACATTCTTCGCGGGCTCCAGCGCAACGATTACGTGTCTGTGCGTCGTGGCGGACCCTTCATTAACAACATTCGGATTTAAGGAGGTTTCACGTGGAACATTTTCTCGCCTTTCTAGGCGCCTTAGCTGGTGTCTATCTCCTCTACCGTGCAGTCGAATCGCTTCTGGCCTTGCGCCGCCTAGGGCGATATTACTTCTGGGACGCCATCCGCTTGTGGGGGATTGTCGCCGTCATTGCACTCGCATTCGTGCACAACGCTTGACCTGTCGAAACCCGGCGCCTAGCAAGCCGGGTAGTGGCGAGATACGCCACCTGATGAGACTCACTTGCAAGGAGGTCGCAATGGGAGTCCGTAAACCCGTTCGCACGCGTCGCAGTGTCCCATTGCGCCCGTCGAATCGCAGCTATACCACGGTGCAGAGTAAGCCCGTGTTGGTAATCCCCCGGAGGTACTTTGGCACGGTGTCGGAGTATGTTGCGGAATTCGAAGATACTAACCATCTTAAGAGGACTGTATGACAACAGCACAACTGGAACGGATTGTTTTCACCTCGTCGACGGACTTCGCATGTCGGGATGAGGGGGGGTATGACTTGGATATTGACGGGCTCGATTGGGACCGCGTCAATGAACTGAGTTTCGAAGGGGAGGAATGAACATGGCCCATGCAGGTAACGGCGGCATCCAACGCCACTCCCTAGGCGACGACTACCCATTCACGGTAGTGGGAACCATCCGCGACGGGGAGACGCGGTATTACGTGCAGAACCTCATCACGGGGGACTTGTATCACAAGGTCAATCCGTTTCTCACTAGCGAAACCGCGCACGAAGAGTGCCGATTCATCAAGGAGTTTTACGACCATGAGCAATAACATCAAAGTCAACTTGGCCTTCACCCTCGACGAAGCGCGGGAGCTTCACCAACTCCTGCACGATATCGTCACCGACAACAAGCAGGCTCTGCCCATCGACCGCCACCTGCATGAGGCCATTGCAGCGCAACTCGCTGACGCAGGCATTGTTCCACGTGAAACATCGTAGGCTTCAAATGGATAACCCCTGCATCAAGACTGGCGTCGCACTAACTCCTCTTCAGTACCAATGTCGTGGACTACGCCTCACGGCGAACTAAAGGAGCAACAATGGACCAACTAATCACCTCATCGACAGTGTGGCGTGCTGTCGATCAAATCGCCGCAGAGGCCCGTGCACGGACTTTGTCGGACGACCCTTCCAACTACCTCAACCGGCGAGAGTATGGCTTCGTCCTCGACTCCAAGAGCGGCGCCATCCTGTCCCGCGTACAGGGCGACACGAAGACGGTTAATTTCGAATGCGCTGCTCACCTCATCCCCGGCAACGTAGTCGTCCACTCGCACCCGAACGCCACCCCCCTGTCGCCGGAAGACATCACCATCGCCACAGGCAACGGCGACAACATTGGCGAATCCATCGTCTTCGCTGTCTCCATCGACGGTTCCCTCTTCTGGTCCGGTGGATGGAACAAGAAAAAGCTGCGTGGCCCCAGCGATGTCGCTTCCCTCTGGGAGAACATAGTCGCAAAGTGGGGCAAAGCCCTCGCCGATAGGCTGTATTCCCCCTCCGACATCCGCATGGCGCGGATTGATCCCTCCTTCCAACCCCTCTCCCCAGAAGGCATCACCCTGGACGACATCCTTGCCTTCTCCCTTCACCACTTCTGGAAAGACTTCGCCAAGCGCGACCTCCTGACCTACGGCTACCGCCTGACACCAGAGTTCGAGGAGAGGTATGAACTCGTCCGCAATGCCGCCTTTCGAGTAGGAGCACCTTTATGAAAGCCGGAAAAGCACACAATGCCGCCGCCTATCTCCTCGCCCATGGGAGTCCCTTCGAGCGCCATCTAGCAGAAGCGTGGTATGCGGGCGGGGAAGTTAATCGTCGAAGACTAGTGAATGCCTTCCCCGACCTTTTCCTGAGGGCACTTCCTTTGATAGGAGATATCTAATGGGCTGGCTGATTGGATTGTTTGCGTCTATCGGGTTCCTGTCGAGCCTGTATGTGATCGACCGGAATACCGACCCGCTACCGGCCTGGGCCGTGCTCCTGACTGTCTCGGTACTGGGGCTGGCTTGGATAGGCGTGGCAGGGCTGGCAATGGCCGCGCTGGAGGTGTTGTGAGGGAAGAAGGGGGTGATCCCCCCTCTTTTCGAGGTGAAAAATGAAATTTCTAAAATGCACCTTGCGCACAGTCAGTACAAGAGTACAAGAATACAAGTTTGGAGAAAAAGGCAGAAATCGCGAAAAAGAAAAAAGTAAGTAAGGGGGGATATTAAAAAAAAAAAAATAAATAACCTACCTTCTACACTTTTTTTTCCTTTCCAAAATCTGTCGCAATTTGCTCAAACTTGTATTCTTGTATCCTCGTATCCAGCGTTGAACGCGTGCGCATGTTCGACAGCTAAAATCAATTACCAAAGTGCCTGAAGTACGTGCATAATACGAGTTCGCACCACGGAGACCCAAATTGACATCCCGAACCCCTCAACCACTGAACCGTTTCCCTGCCATCGACTTCGAAGTCCTGAACCGCGTGGCCGAAACCGGGCGCCTGGACATCACATTCCAGACCCCCAATATGGCAATGAACACGAAGTTCCGGCTCCTGCGTCTCATCAAGTCGCTCGAATTCTACAAACCCGCCGACCCCCTGACGCAAGTTGCCGTTCTCTTCACCATCAAAATCGATGCCAAGCGCGGCGCCATGACAATCCTACGCAAGGACCAATCGCCCGAACGTAATGCCATGCGCGCGGCCCTCGATGCTGCCCCCGGTGCTATCGCCTCCTCCGACATCAACGAAGCTGAAGACGCTGGCATGGACCTCGCTATCGAGCAGATGAAGCAGAACGGACAACTCATCCTCGTCAACGGCGAGTGGTGCCACAACCCGGACTGGGTGGCAGAATGATTACCCTTACCATAACCGAAGACGAAGCGGCGGCACTCATCACTGCTCTCTACCTGTCTGACGCCGTAGCAAAGTTCCGCCCTTACGCTGAGTTGCGTCAAACCTTCCTCTTGCAATCGCAGGATGTAGACTCAGTTAAAAGGCACCTGGAAAGTCTTCTCTAAGCATCACCCACCGTAGTCCCACCTATTAGTTAGGAGTAAGCATGACCACGAAGCAAAGCAAAGTAGCAATCGAATCCACCATCGAAGAGAATGGGGACATCTTCCACGCCCTCACCTTCTCGAACGGCGCGAAGTCCGTTGTCCATATCAAGCATGATTCGCCCTTGATCGGCAAGTTCGTCGAGCACGGCTCGAAGTCCAAGCTCCTCGCTGCCGCCAACTCGGCCAAGGATGTCGAGGACGCCACCCTCAAGGTCGCCGCCATCGCTACGGCCTTCAAGGAAGGCAAGTGGAGCCTCGTCAATGAGTCGACGGAACCGAAGGTTGGCATTCTGGCGCAAGCCCTCGCCGCGTTGAAGGGCTGCTCGCTTGAAGAAGCTCAGGCGTTCGTTGCTACGCAAGACCGCGCAGCGCAAGCCAAGCTGCGTGCTGCCCCCCTCGTTGCCGCGAAGATTGTGGAACTTAACAAGGGCGTTGCTGTCGAAGAAGAAGTAAGCGATGCCCTCTCTGGCTTCCTTGGAGTCTAACCTATGAACCTGTCCCTGGAACCCGATGAACTGCGCGCCGTCCTCAATGCCTGTGGCGTAGCTGTCACCGCGATTCAGGGACCGGCGCAAAACGCCCGACAACGCGACTTCCAACATGCGGTCGCAGACAACCTCGGCGCCTTCACCTCCGCTAGTCGGAAGTTGTCGGCCCTAGCTAAGAAAATGGAGCAAGGAATGGTAAGACCTTTGAGCGATAAGATTTACGTCCACGCTGCCCTCACGCCAGAAGCGCATCGTGCTCTGCACGAGACCCTCGCCCACCGCTTCAATGGCAAGGTGCCTACTGGTGCTATCGGCACTTACTTGTCGGAGTTGATCCTTAGCGATGCCGCAGAAGTTTGCGCGGATACTCTGGCCAAGGAGGACCTGTGAGCACCGACCGCAAAGACAAACTCCTCGCGGCCCTCAACGAAGCGCTCCTCGCTAACCACCTCGATGGCGTGGGCGTGGCAATCGTGGTGGCCGACGACGAAGGGTGCCGTACCATCATCGGCAAGCGCGGCAACGCCACCAACGCCCTGATGGACTCGGCCTTAGTCTGCCTCACCGGTTCGTGGTGGCAAGTAGCCTACGAGTCGAACGGGACCGTCGAGACCATTGAGGGAGAAGTCAAGCACTAACCGTCTAAGGGGAGGCGTCGGACTCAAAGTTTCCTTAGCACGTGTGTCAGGAGACCACCGTCCCGCTAACCTCCCCGCCTATCACACCCTCGGTAGCATGCGGCGTGACGACGCATGGCAGGGTTGCAAAGGGGAAGCCGATACCCTAGCCTCAAGCTGTCACGAGTTGAGAGGGCGAGCCGTGTCAACCACAGTCCCTGTAAAAGTCCGAGAGTTGGCGGAGATGCTCTAGCAGACAGTGAAGTCACCCCTAGTGGGTTTCAATAACGGCAATTAGGCTTCGGCCAGGATGCTAGGAGGGTGGAACGCCTACCTAGCGCCGTCATTCAAGCCCAGTAGTCTAACCAAGTAAGGAGTAGAGATGTCACCGAGTGAAGAGAAAGAAAGCGGCGCTTATCAAGCAATGGTCGCATTGGGGGACGCTGTCGCCCTCCTGTTGGCGTCGACCGTTCACGAGAAGAATGTGGGGGGTAAGGTTTCCGTCTCTGTAGAGGACCTCCAAGTCCTTGTCAAAGCCCTCGGCCAAGCCGCCAATGTCCTGTCTCGACTGGGTGGTGGTGGCCCTGCGGAAGATGAACTGGTCCGCCGCGTATTCGCCCCGAGGGCTGGAGAATGAGCCCCGAATCGCGCGCCACGATGGAACTGATCCGCCAGGAGTTAGCGCAACCTGACACAACCGAAGACCGCGCCCGTGACCTCTGCCGCCAAGCCGTAGATCTCGTTCGCCGTGACCGTGGCATCAAAGCCGCAGTGACGGAAGAGAAGAGACCTGCTAAGCGGGCGGCAAAGGTGGACGGGAATGCGATTTTGAACGGCTTTCTTGGAGATACAAAAGCATGACCATCCCAACCCCCAATCCTGACGCCACAACCCTGGACGAGCACTTTCAGGACTACGTCAATCTGTGCCGCTACTCCCTCACCAAGCGCGGTGACGACGCAACCAAACTCGACGATCTGAAGGTCCTCTCTGGCTTGCGGGATACCTTCTCCCTTGGCTTCTTCGCGGGCGCCAAGATGGTCGCTTCGGCGGGGCGTGACGAAGCTAAGCTGGCCGCAGTTGCTCTCAACCTGCTCGAAGAACTCGAAAAGATGGGCAACGGCGGGCGCCCCCTCGGAGCGAGCCTGCAATGAGTTATGTAGCCGGCCTTAAAGAAGACCGCTTTGAAGCTTTTGTAGAGCGAGTGCCTTTTTTAGAGTGTTGGGTGTGGATGGGGTATTTAGACAAACATGGCTATGGGTCTTTTCATTGGGAAGGCCGCAGCATAACCAAGCCTGCGTATCAAGCGGCTTGGTGGCTGTATAAAGGAAAGCCTCGGGGTGTTCTTAGGCATACTTGCGACAATCCGTGGTGTGTTAATCCCAGCCACTTACTAGAGGGTACGCAGCTAGACAACATTCAAGATATGCTTGACCGCAATCGCCAAGCTAGGGGGGAGCGCGCGGGCAGTAGTGTTTTGACCGAAGAGGAGGTGCGGGCAATTCGTAATTTGAGCGCACAGGGCGTGTCTGGCAAGGCTCTTGCAAAACAGTACGGTGTAAATGCGTCTTGCATATGCAAGATTGTGAAAGGTTATTCTTGGAAGCACTTATTATGAGCGGAAATCACAGTCCACTTTTTCCCCATGTTTTAGATGCGACTATCCTGTCGCAGTACCGTTGCCCCCGGAAGTTCCACCTCGCCACTGTCGAGCGCTATGGCCCGTCAGGCGGCAAGTCTATCCATCTAACCGCTGGAGGAGCCTATGCTAAAGGCCTGGAAGTGGCGCGGCTTGCGTATTGTCGTGGCGACGCGCCCGAACTTTGCCTCGAAGCTGGAATTGGTGCGCTTATCGCTGAGTATGGAGACGCCGACCCCGGAACATCGGCTAAAACGCTGGACCGTATGTGTGGCGCCTTGGAGTATTACTTCGATCAATACCCACTCGACACTGACCCCGCCCGCATTGCCGTTTTGGCTGGCGTCCCTGCGGTTGAATGGTCCTTCGCTCTTCCTCTTCCTTTCATTCACCCTGACACGGGCGCCCCGCTGCTCTACGCAGGACGCACCGACTGCATCATGAACTTCGCCGGAGGGCTCTATGCGGAGGACGATAAAACTACTTCTAGCCTTGGCGCTTCTTGGTCTAAGCAGTGGGACCTTCGTTCTCAGTTTATTGGTTACGCATGGGCCATGCGAGAGTTGGGCCTTATTCCTGCTGGCGTTATCGTGCGTGGTGTTAGCATTCTGAAGACCAAATACGAGACCGCCCAAGCCATTGTCAACGAACCGGCGTGGAAAATTGACCAGTGGGTCGAGCACCGCGATCACCTTGTAAAGAGGATGTTGGCCGACTATGCCGCAGGCTATTGGGAACCCGCACTCGACGAAACCTGCAACGAGTACGGCGGGTGCATGTTCAAACAAATTTGTGACGTGCCCCCTAAGCTGCGCCAGAATTGGTTGGACACGCAGTTCGAGGAGAATACTTGGTCGCCCTTGCATAACATCAAGGTCGTCTAAGTGAAAATCCTCCTCTTCCTCCCCTGTTGCCTGGGGGAACTAATTCTCGTCGACTTGCTCTTACGTAAGTATGGGGCACCTTTTATGCATTTCCTGGCGGTCTGTAGTCTCTTCTACATAACCGCTTGTGCCATTTTCTAGGAGAAAATGATGGCTGATTTTTTGGATGAGTGCCGTGCAGCAATCGCGAATGTAACGGAACCGGCGCAGACGAAACAAGTGGCGAGTGATCCTGTCAAGTTCGTCCATATCCGCGAGCAAGAAGCGTGGATCGACATCGCAGGCGGCAGTGTCACCTACCACCCGGCCCCCAACGGCGGCCTTACCATCGCCTATTACCTGCTGCCTGAAGAGGGCCAACAGTGGCTAGTGCGTTTCGCCTTGGCGCAGTGCTCGCCCCGCGACAACTACAACAAGAAGGTCGGACGTGCCATCGCCCGTGGCCGCTTGTGCCGTTCCGCAGTTGAGAATTTTTATATCCCCGACCAACTCTCGGGCGCCGAAATCACCAACGCCGTAATCGCAGCGGCCCTCGCCTCCCTGGAGCAAGCATGAACCCTGAATACAAAGCCAAGTGGGTCGCCGCCCTTCGTAGCGGCAAGTATGCCCAGGGCCGCGCTACCCTTCAGCAAGAAAGCGGGGGTATGTGCTGCCTAGGCGTCCTCTGCGACATCGTTAAGGACGAGGTTGGCGGGGAGTGGAGTGACGACCGCCGAGGGGACGGGTTTGTAGACTTCCTTAGCGGGGACCTTAAGGTCGATAGAAACTATCCGCCTGTGGCTGTCTACAAGCTAGTTGGGCTGGAGGATGTTCGTGTTGGTCGGGATATCCCTGTCATTGCGCAGATGCGCCAGGACCCCCAGCCTACCCAGCACGGCCTGACTATCCTCAACGACTCCGGCAAGTACACCTTCGAGGACATCGCCAAGATCATCGAGGAGCAACTGTGATCCCCCTCAAACTCTTCCTCGCGGTCTTCTTCACCGCCATCGTCACCTTCATCTGGACGGAGTGTCACACCGCCTCCTCCTGCGACGATGACAACACCTCCATCACCCATATCGCGGGCAAGGACTACTTCTGCGCGGACTACAACTCCACCGTGGAAGTTTTTCGCCGGTTGAAGGCCAACCAAGCCAAAGGACCGCAAGCATGACCGACACTGTCGAAGTTCTAGAAGGCTTCAACACCATCCTGATGGGTGCTAGTGGCACGGGGAAAACCCACGCCATTGGGACCCTCGTGGACACGGGCCTTGAAGTCTTTTACATCCCTTTGGAATCAGGTACGGAATCTCTTATCGGCTATTACACCGATAAGGGTCAACCTGTGCCTGACAATCTCCACATCCACGCCCTCTCCCAACCCAAAGCCTCTTTCATGGACCTGTTCGACGCGGCGAAGCGCACCAACACGCTCCCCCACGACGCAGTCATGAAGATGGCCGACCCCAAGCGCTCCAAGTACGATGGCTACCTTCAACTCCTTACTTCCCTCAACGACTTCACAGATAACAGAACTGGTGAAAAATTTGGACCGGCTGACACCTGGGGAACAGATCGAGTGGTGGTCGTTGACGGTCTCACCGGACTTAATAATTTTGCGATGCAACTTGTCATCGGAGGAAGAGCGGAAAGAACTCAAACGGACTGGGGCGTTGCCCAATCATATGTTATGTCTCTCCTTCGAAAACTCACCGATGGTTGCCGATGCCATTTCGTACTTATCGCGCACGTTGAGAGGGAGACCGACTTGGTGTTGGGAGGGGTCAAGCTCACCGTCAGTACCCTCGGAAAAGCCATTGCCGGAACAATCCCCCCCTTATTCAGCGATGTAGTGCTGACGAAGAAGGATGTCGACAAGTTCTTTTGGTCAACCGCCGAGGCTAACGCCGATGTCAAGAACCGAAACTTGCCCTTGAAGGCGGGGCAGGCGCCCTCATTTGCTCCTCTCTACCAGAAGTGGTTGGAACGTAGCAAGGGCATGCAAAGTGTGGAGGTGGCAGATGAATAAGCAGAACTACTGCAAAAACGCTAACGACTCCATCAAGGAGGGGCCTTGCTCCTTTGGCGGGTACTGCTACTTCAACTGGTATCCGATAAATGCCCAGGCAACCGTTGAACTCGACGGGGAATTCAATCTCGAAGACCTCAAGCGGCTTGCCGACCTGTTGCAACACATTAAAGAGGAGTCACTGAAATGAACGCTGGTGAACTGCTGAAATGGCTCCAAGGGGCCATCGCTGCTGACGACTCGGTAGCTGATATGCCGGTTGTCTGTTACGTCGAAGAGGCTGACGGCCCCTGCGCCATCTACATCGGCACCCCTATGGTTTTCAAAGACGAGGTGCGACTGTGAGCAACACTGGACGCCTGCGGGCACTCGACGACATCCTGAAGGAGCGGAACAATCAGGATGCGCAGTGGGGCGGCCCCGCCCACGACGATACGCACTATTCAGATGACTGGTGGGCATACATCGGCTACCAATACAGGCGGTTCAACGACAATCCTGCCGAGGCGCGGGACCGTTTCGTCAAGACGGCGGCTCTGGCCCTCGCCGCAATCGAATCACTGGACCGCAAGGAGAAGAAAGCATGACCCCCCGTGAAGCCCTGGAACTGCTCCTTCGCCGCATCGATTACAACGCCGGTCACTGCGGCCCCATGATGGCCATCTCCGACCTCGTCCCGCACTATATGCTTCGGCTTGCGAACGAATCTTTGGAGGAACCTGCGGAACTTATCGACGACGACCTTGTCGAACCTACTGAGCAAGCTAACCTAGACGATGGACAGGAGCAAGAAAATGAAACTGACTAAGCTGGAAATCCGCCGCAAGGAGTCGTATGAGTCGGGCTCCGAACTTCAGGGCCTCGTGGAACTCACCGGCCCCACCGGCAAGCAGGCCATCGTCCTTTCCCCAGGCTCGATCAACCGCATCATCTCGGTGATCGGTGCGGAAATCTCGAAGTCCGCGAAGGACAACGCTCGCCTCGTCGAGGGCGCGGTCCAAGAAGCTGTCGACCAGTGCCTCTTGCAAGCGCAAGACGGCTTCATCGCCATCGAGGGGTAAAATGAAAACGTTCCTGTCCTTAACCGCAATTGCTCTGGCGTCCATAGCGGCCCCGGCAATAGCTGCGCCAGTACAATTCGAGTTGGGGATAGGAACGTCCACCTTTGGAACCCTAGCCGATGGCATCTGGTATCAGCAAGGCCTGCCCCACACGTTGCGCCTCACCGTCCCGGCCATCACTGCCGGTCTCACTGGCGCCATCCCTGTGTCGAATCATTGGACTGCCGACTGGCACGCCGATTACGTCTTCCTGGGCGCAGTCCATTCGGATGCGATGGCGGTGCCTGACGCTAACTACAGCGTCAAGTCGGGCTCGTGCATTAGCAATTGTGGTGCTGGGAACCAATCGCGCTTCGTCGGCAATGGCAATTCGCAAGGGCTCGCCCTCACTATCGGCCCCACCCTCCACTACGGCGACTGGCATCTTGGCGCCGAAGCCGGGGCCTTCATCTTTCGCTCTACGTGGCGCCAGACCGTTTACCCCTCTGGAGGAGGCGCCGCCGTCCACGACAACTACTCCCCACGCCTACAGGTTAAGCCCGTGGTCGGCGTTTCGGTTGGACTAGGCAACATGTCCTTCAGCGTGCGCTATTTCGCCGACCGCTCTGCATGGGACCCGGCGCCCGTAATCTGGAAAGGCACAGTCTTAGTCTCCACAACCTACAGGTGGTAACATGCGTTCCCGGTTCCACATCCACATTTGGATCGGTAACGATCCCGCCATCATAAAGGGCACCTATGAAGTCGACACTCGCCAGCCGTTCGACCTCCTCATCACCGCCATCTCTTTCGAGAGTGGCCCTGTAGACATCACCACCTTCCCCTACACCGACAAGGTGCAGTGGCAACGCCTCTGGCGTGAGGTGGCAATCAAGTTAGGGCGCCGCGAGGAAACAACCAATCGGCGTTCTCGCTACGGCCAACCCGTAAGCTTAGTGGTAAATCATGACCAGTCATAGAATGTGCGGTACACCTGAGTATGCAACATGGAACCGAATGAAGCATCGTTGCTCTAACCCCGCAAACGCGGACTACGCCCGTTATGGTGGGCGGGGTATTCAGGTAGAGTACAAAGATTTTTCGGAGTTCTTAGCTGACGTTGGCTTAAAGCCGGAAGGCACAAGCATCGAACGCAGGGACAACGAGAAAGGGTACGGTTCGGGAAATTGTTACTGGGCCACGCCTGCGCAGCAAGCGCGTAATACGCGTAGTACGAAGTTGAGTGTACGAAATGCTCAGTTGCTTACAGCGTTGTTTACGGCGAAAGCCTCTGACTGTACTGTTGTACATTTTGCGGATGTGGTAGCCCCACTCTTTGGCATCAAGCCTAAGACCGTGTTTAACGTTATTTATGGCCGTCAATGGCTGTAGGAGATTTATTATGGGTTTGTTTGATCCTGACTCTTTCCTCAACGACGAACAAGAGGAACTGTCCACCGAGCGTGTCGTAATCCCGGCAGGTATCCATGCCGCCTTCATCGAAGCACTCGACATCAAGGACGGGACCTCCCAATCCGGCGTCGAATGGGCCAAGCTGAACGTGAAGTTCAACATCACGGAACCGGCTGTCCTGGCTGAGATGGAACGCGACAAGGTCGTCCTCACGGAAGGCTACATGCTCGACATCGACGAGGCCACCGGCCGTCTCGCCACCGGCAAGGGCAAGAACTACCAACTCGGTCAACTTCGCGCTGCCTGCGAAAAGCCGAAGGGTCCCCTGTCGGAATTGGTAGGCTGTCAAGTCCTCATCGAAGTGAAGCACCGCATCTATGAAGGTGCGCCGCAAGCTGCTGTGAAGTCGGTAACGCGGGCGTAATGCCCGTGAGGGGCCAGTTGGTCCACTGCGGACTCTGACAGCACCCGGAGGTGTGTGCCCCGAAACCTCCCACCAATACCATGTCCTTACCCTAGCGGGTGACGACGCCCAGCGGGTGGTGGCGTGTAACCCCCGCAGACGCCCTGTTTCGTGCTCCCTTCGGCAGTCGCACCTCCCCGAAGACCTCACGGCCTACTCAAGGTACAGCGAAGCGTTGACGTGAATGGAAAGGGAACGCCCACAAAATCCCTTCCACCCTATTCCCCAAGGAGCATAAAAATGGATGCCATAGCTGGCTTGACCCACCACACTAAGGAGGTAGTAGAGCACGTCTCAACGCTCTCCCCCTTCAGCCAGTGGCTACCGCCGCAAGACCCACGCGGCCTCAACATTCGGGTTGTCAATGCCAACCCCAACGACACCTACACCGTGGTGGTGATCCGCCACATCAACACTGTGAGCTTGCCATGACCGACCACACCAGCGCCGAGCAAGACAAAGAACGGGAGAAGGTGCAAAACGCGGCTCGTCTTTTAGAAGACCTGGGAGAGGTAGATTCGGCCTACGCCGTCCGTCTGATGTTAGCCAACATCTGCGCTAACGAGTTCGCCGCCCCCACGCCGAGCACGCCCGGTCCGGTGGCGATCTATCAGACCAAGCATGTAGGTGCGTCTACGTGGATCGACGGAAGTGAGCACACATACACTCTTCGCCTGGCCTATCCGCAAGATTGGGACACGCGTATCGTCTACAGCGCCTCGTCCGCGCGGAGGCGGTATGAACATTGGCTACGCAGATCCGCCGTACATCGGTTGCGCCCTCACGAGGCTGCCACCCCACCCCCGCAGCCAAAGGTCGGAGACATGCTGACGAGAGCGCAGTGGTACGACATAGCCTCAAAGTACGCACTGAGAGATTGGACAAACGACTACGTGACCTTGATAAAGGCTGTGTGTGCCGATTTTGCGGCGCTCGCATCCTCCCCCACGCAGCCAGGAATAGCCTGCGGTCACGGCAATGTCGTCTGCTCTTACCCTTGCATAGGCAAAGCCCGAGGACATTGCAAATGACCGCCTGCCCCCCCAACCTCCGCAAGGTTCCGCGCTCGTGGAAGAAGACCTCCACCGGCTCGACCCCAATGGGCGACCGCCTGAAGAAGGAGCGCATGCGTATGGGCTACACCGTCAAAGGCTTCGCCTCGGTAGTGGGCTGTACCGACTGCGCCGTGACTGGCATGGAGAACCGGGGTGTGATCTGCAACCTCTCCACCATCGTCGCTATGGCGCAAGTCCTCAACTGCTCCCTCGACTGGCTCGTCCTGGGAGAAGAATAATGTTCTGCTGGTTTGGTCACAAGTATCAGCCCTTGCCTCAACTATGGGACGGCGAAGCCGGTTTAGAAGTCCACACCGACTTGGAGCAGTGCTCACGTTGTGGCACCTGCCGCCCCTTGCCGGGGGCCTACGCATGGCTGGCGGATGTCTACTTATCTGACCAAGGTAGTCGAGGGTTTGGATCCGGAGGAAGCGTGTTGAATAATGAA